GGTGAGAAGCCGCCTGATGCGCCAACGCCTTGTGACACCAACTGAGAAAATGAGCCAGATGCAGCCATCTCTGAGGCTGTAGGCATCGCTGCTGCTGAGGCTGTAGTGCTAGGCACATTAGGCGCAGTAGTGCCTGTAAGGACGGCTGCTGCCTTTCCTGCTAGGTATGAGAGGTAAGCATCAAGGTACTCAAAAGGATTCTTAGCATTGGGCAAGGCTGATAGGAATCTTGCAAGGTTGCCTGTGGAATCTTGTGCAGCAAGAATTTGGTTAGTCAGTTTGGTTGCTAAATCAGCATTGCCGTTAAGCAAAGCCAATTGAGCCTGTAAGCGAATCTTGTCATCTTCTGAGAGCTTGCCTTTGAGTGCCGCTACCAACTGAATCTGGTCTAAGTCAAAGACTGTGCCAGCCTTCTTAAGTGCGTTCTGCTTCTTCTGCTCGGCTGTAAGTGCCTTCTGTGAGGTCACTTGCTTCTTGGTAAGTGCTGCTAATTCCTTGGCTCTTGCAGCGGCAGCCGTCTCTGCTGCGCGTTGCTGTGCCGTTCTAGCGGCTGTGCCAGCTGGTGAGGCAGATCGTGGATTCTTAAATTGGGCTAATTGCTTTTCTTTAGCTGTGACGTATTGGTCAATTGTTCCACCTGTACCAGTGCGTCCACCGAATGAAGTTAGGTAATCAAGACCTTGATAAAGTTTAACAACCAAGCCCACGGCTGTTCCTGCGGCTTTAGTAATATTATTAATGCCTTTAGCAATGCTATCAATTGCTTGGACTGCATCTGCTGTGGAAGTTCCTCCACCCAGTCTTGCAAAAGCATCGACTAATCCTGCACCAATTGTTTCCTTAGCGTTTTCGCCTGCAAGGGTAAGAGCGTCCATTTTGTAAGCAGTTGTTTCAAGGTAAGCCTGTGCTGCTCCTGCTGACTTAGCCAGCATAATGCCTAGAATCTCATTAAAAGAACGAGTCTTTAATTCTGCCTGAGTTAAACCCGTATTGTATTTCTTGAGTCCACGAGTAATGCCAACGTAGCCATTGGCTAAATCTTGTGCAACAGTAGCAAGGTCAGTACCTGAAGCTCTTGAGATTTGGATTGCATTATTAAGCAATTCCTGAGACTTAGTAAGTGATCCAGTAGTTGTAAGCAATGCTTGAAATGCTGGACGTAGAACATCATCTGCAATTGAAGCAGACTTTTCAAGGTTGCCAATAAACTTTTCTACATCTGCCTTAAAGAAAGATAATCCAAGGTTATCGACTGCTGTAGCCAATCGCTTTGCACCAGCTTCATCAGCTGCAAAAGCCTTGACTGCTGCCTTGCCATAAGCAACCATGGCGGTCGCGCCAAGGGTTAAGCCAAGAGTGCGACCAAGGCTCTTAATTCTCTTGTCTAGGCTTTGGACTGATTTATTAGCTTTGTTAATGCCAGTAGCGTCAAGGGTTGTGGCTATCTGAATTGCTAGGTCTGTAGTTGCCATTAGTCCTTAGTCCTTGCTCTAAAAGTTTTGTTGCCTGCGCCTTGAGTTGAAACTACAACTTTGTTGTTAGCAGATTCAATAGCTTTGACAACTGCTGCTGTGGTCTTGCCTTGATCCTCAGCCCAAGCTCTAAACATAAGGCGACCTTTGGTCTTGCGAGTTCTACGTCCTGCACTGTTGGACTGCTGTGAATCAACTAGGGGTGGCAATGCATCGATGAACTGACGACCAGCATTAGGATTCCAAGAGCGGTTATTCTCTTTACCAACTGATCGTGTGCCTGTTGTTTTTATGCCTGCTGGGAAATAGGTGTAACTGCCACCACCAACAGGTTGACCTGCTGGGTTCTTGCGTCCTGCTGTCTCATAGATTGCACCAGCAGCAGAAGCGTTAAAGATTCGAGCAAGACTTCTAAAGCCTCGCTTGTTAGGTTTTCCAGGAGTCGTTGAATAACCTAAGCCTTTTTTAACAGCACTGGCATTAAAAGCGCGATATTCCCATTCACCTACAGGATTAGCCCAACCACTCAAAGGAGATTTGGCTGGGACAAATCCTTTGGCACGATTAACTACCTTGCGCAAGTGTCCAGCAACTTCCTTCTGGGTTTCCTTGGCTAAATCTGGTGCATAATTCTTCAAGGCTTTTCTAAGAGCGACCGCGCCTTGCAGTTCTACTGGCATCGCTTCGCTCCTTCGCTATATCCTTGAGCACATCTACATGTGCCTTAAACGCCATTGGCGATAGTTCGACAATGGTTTGGAAGGGAACTCCATACTCGTAACTCAATCGAGCTGCGAGATAGGTGAGGGAGTTCCGATCTACCCTAAAGGGTCAGATTCTAAGACCTCAACTGACTTGAGAGTTTCAAGAAATCCTTCCCCGAAAGGTTTGACTGTTTCACCCGAACGTCTAATTGCTTCCCAGCAGAGCCAGTACACGTCTGACTGCTTCTGATCTTCGATAAGAGCTTTGTGAAAGCCCTTCTTGGCGTATTGCTCGAAGGCGTATTCAATCAGCGGAGTAATTTCGTACTCTGTTACTGAGTTGTCTGCCCTTGTTACCTTTAGCTTTGCCATTTTAGCCCCTTTGTTTTCTTCTTAGGAAGTTGTTATAGCGATTGTACCTGACACATTGAGTGTGAGGCTTTGTGTTGAAAGGTCTCCAACTGCTCCGTTAATGTCTGTTGTGTTGTTCACAAGGCATGTCATTGTGTAAAGAGGGTTGGTTGCAGATGTAGCAGCAGAAGTTTGCTTGGCTGTTACTGTTACGTTACTTCCCCATGCAGCTTGCAAAGTCTGTAAGACGTTTGATGTTGCTGTGTCGTTAAGGAAGTCAATAGTAATAGATGATGCCTCAAGACCCTTGACGAACTTGTGACCTGAGTCTCCCATTGCTGTAACTTCAAGTTCATCAAAGCTGCGGTTAATTGTGACTGCTGTAACGTGGTTTGAGAGATCAACTGCATTGACAGTTAAAACTACTCCATTGCTCATGAATACTGCCATTTAGGTTATTCCTCTTCTTTCTTAGATGTTGGTTTTGGTGCTTGTGTTGCTTGTGGAAGCTGACCAATCTTGATTAGAAAGTCGGCTTGCTCCTTTGTCCAATCGTCCATCGATTAGCTCCATTCCGTAAGGGTACTGATTGCAATGTCGCAAGTCAGTAAATCTCCAGAAGCGATTGACAACACGCTAGGCGCGCTGACGCTTCCTACGTTAAATACAATGCTGGAGGCTTCTAAGAGCGCAAAGACACCAATTATGTCGGCTTCTATGCCAGCAAGGTTGCCCTCATTGTCAAGCAATGGGACAAGGATAGAAATCTTAAAGTTAGCCATTGGCGCAATTGCTGTGTAGTCATTATTGGTTGGCACAATATAAGGATCAGCAGGAGTCACAATGACTGAGTTCGCTACAGGCGTGGCAGGTGGAAACGAATAAACTGAATACTTTGTGTTATCGGCTAGAGCCGTTGCAATCGATGTGCGGAGTGTGGTTATCGCTGGCATTAGCCCACCATGGAGTTAGGTGCTAGGTAAGGCGCAATAAGTCCTCGAACGCGAGCAACAAGCTGAGAGGACATGGAGTACATGTTGCCGATTGAACCATCTGGCATCATGCCGTTGCCTGAGTTAGTTTGGCGAGCAGTCCAGATAGATACGCAGATCATGAGGCTTGCTTCTCTGACCGCTGGAATTGTGGCATAAGTATTCTGTGTTACGCCTGAGACAATGCCAAAAGGGACGCAAGGGTGGTATTCACTAGCTGTAGGAGTGCCAGTCACCGCAAAGGTAATGCTGTTCTCGCCTACGCCAGTCAAAGTCTTTGTGCCGTTAAATGGTGATCCATTCTTAGTAATGGTTACTGATTGCCCAACGTAATAAATGTCTGTAACTACTTCCTCAAAATAAAGAGTTCCCTCAGTAGTTGTGTTGCTATGCGCTATATTGTAATTCTCGTTCTTCCATAGAAAGGGCAACAATACGTCATCAGCGGCATCGCAGACTTCTTGAATCGTTGCGTCTGCATAGAGACTGCCAACGCCAAGAGCTGCTTTAAGTTCTGCAACTGTTGTTGTGCTCATTGTTATCCTTTCTAAAGACTCAAGGGGACTGCAAGGGCTCTGGCAGCCCCCTTGAGCGACTTAGGGTGTTGTTATTATGTAAGGTTAAAGCGGCGAACGCCCTTGCCTGACTTACCAACGTAGATTGCAAGATATCCGTAAAGTGCAATCTGAATCTGACCTGTGCCAAGAAGATTGACGCGAAGTTCAGTTGTAGGAGATTCCCATGTATAGACAGAACCAGGAGCTACGAGGAACATTGAATCGTCAATGACTCCAGCAGTAGTGATGTTGTGATCTACGATGAGGTTAGCACCAAGGACGTTGCCAACTGTTGAACCTTGTGAGACCGCACCTGATGCGTTCTGTGGTTGTGCTGCTGCGTATAGTGGACGGTTTGAACCATCAACGTAACCCATCAATGCAGCCCAGCAATCAGTAGAGGCAACGAGCTGGTTAGCGTATTCGCCACCTGTTCCCTTGTATGCTGCTGCTGACTCAGTTGCGATAAATGACTGAAGTCCTGCTGCTGTTGCAGCTGTTGTTGCTGCTGCTGTACCTGAAGTTCCAAACGCAGTAATAAGTGCTGTGTCTGTTGCCTTCTCGTATGCCTTGCGAAGTTCTGCCATGAGAAGTTCCATGAAAGCAGGAGATGAGCGGTCAATGAGTTCAAATGAGACCTCGTTGAGACCTGAATACTTCTGAATTGAAACTGTGTCATAAGCAGATGTCATGCCAGTCTCAGATGTTGCTGCGCCTTCGTTAACTGCTGCAACTGTTGGTGCAACGTTAGCTGATGAAGCGTTTGTGTAAAGGCGTGGAATGGTAAATGACATTCCTGAGATTCCTGCAAGTGATCCACGAGTTACAGCGTTGAACGCTGGGCGACCTGAGAATGTATCTGTGAGGAATGTGTTGAGGTGTGGCGCAAGTGTCAAACCTGTGTTTGTTGATGTTGAGTCATCTGCTGCAAGAATGGTGCGGCGAGCTGAGTCGTCTCCCATTGCTGCCTTGATGCTTGCATCGAGGTACTGTGCTGATGTAAGAGGCGCGATGCGCTCCTTAACTTGAAGATTGGCTACAACTGTTGGGCGAGCCGCTTCTACTGCTGCCGCTTCAACTGCTGGAGCTTCTGCCTGAGTGGTTTCTTCCACAATGGGCTCGCTTTCTGGTTGGGTTTGTTCAGCAGGGATTGTTTCCTCTGCTGCAATCTCTAGCACCTGAGCAGACTTAAATGCTGGCTCTGTGACGAGAGAAACTTCTTTGAGACGTGCTGCTGAGACAACAATGTGTCCATCGCGTGAAGGCTTTGATGAAATAACTTCTGCACCTACAGAAAGTCCGGATACTAGACCTTCTTGTGCTTGGATAAGTGCGTCATTGCCGCCTGTTGATCGTGAGAGCTTAAATGTTGCGTAGATGCCATCTGGTCGGACTGTAGCTGTCAGCATACGTCCTACTGGCTTTTTCACATCGTGCTGGCTAAGTAACTTAATCTTTGATGGGTCTTCAATATCGATAGACCCTGCTTCAAAGACAACGCCTCCCATATTGGTGTTGCCGATTTCGCCTGTTCCCATTGGCACAATTTTGCCTGAGATTTCGCGGCGTTCTTCGTTGCACTCGATTGACGATGCTTCGATGATGAGTTGATCCATTAGAGACCTTCACTTCCGTTTGGTGTTAAATCTGTCATTGACATAGCCTGTTCAGTTGTAATCAGTCCAAGGCTAAGCAGCTTCTCCAGCACTTGAATCTCAACAAGAGGGTCTTGCTTAAGGAATGTATCTCCTACGCAGAACTTGACCTCATGCCCTGCTGTAGAGATATCGTCCATGGAGAACCTGCTCTGAATAGCCTGAATGTAAGGCTCGATGGAGAGCGCGTAAAATTGCTTGCGCTCGTCTTGGACGTTGGCATAAGTCATTGTGGTGTTCATGTCGCTAGACAAGTAATACGCAGGGACATTCATTGTGCGAGCAATCTGTGTAGATAAATTTTGGATTGCCTCGTTATACATCATGTCTTTAGGACTGAAAGCAACTGCGTTGTATTCAAGAGTAGAGGTTAAATAGCGAGTTGAGTTTGATTGTGCGCCACGCTTCCAAGCTGCAAGAAGTCCAGAAACTTCGCTAGGTGGAAGGTCTGCGCCTGTGTTCTTCAAGTAGCCAGCAGGTTGTGGTTGTGCAGAATTAACTGCTGCTGCGCGTTCAACATCGATTGCGGCTTGGATTGTGCGACTTCCGCGATCTAACACGCCTTCATCAAATCCTTGAATGGTAACAATGTCGTTCATGTCAATTGGCTTCAAATCCATGTAATACTGAGTGACCATAATGCCTTCAAGGTCTGTTGTGAAGGTAATGCGAGAATTAGCAACCCATTCGAACTGCGCAGGACGACCATCTTCTGCATATCGCTCAGTAATGAGCAGATAAGCAACTCCGTAGAATAGGAGAGAATCCACGCACCAAGTTAGGGTGACGAATGATGGCTGAGACTTTGAAAGTTGCTTGATCCATCGAGGTGGAGCAATAACTTCACCAGTTGAGGTCTTGTAATACTCAAGCGGAATAGAAGCTACTGTTCCGCAGATAAGATTGCGAGCTCTTGCAACGCTAGGGACTGACATAGCATCGTGGCGTGAAACTCTTGCAAAAATTGCGTTATACAGGCTAGGCATATTTTCGCCCATGACCTGTGGTGCGTATTGCGCTTCAATGATTTGTGGCTTACGCGAGAAGAGACCCATAGAGGGCAATTATACACTACATGTAGATCATTCTGAGTATATTGCCGCTACCTGTTGTGGTTTGGTTAATTGGTGGACAACCATGGCAGTAGAGATTGCACCCGATACATCTCCAGCACTTTTGCGTTTAACAATACGCCATGACGAGTCATTAGTCTTAGCTGCACAGTTATTCATCTGTTGCACCCAGTTCTCTTGCCCTGAATGAACCAGTCTGTGATTGACAAGGGCATCAAGTAGATCACCGCAAGCCTGATAAAAGGCAGCGCCAGAGATATCCATTGTCACTTGCCCAGCATTGGTTAAACGGTCAGCAATGGATTGCGCTGTGTATTTATCGAAACATATCTGACGTGGACGATATTGGTCAGCCCAGCCCTTTATCTCAGCTGCAATTCTTAGATCATCGACTGAGACTTGGCTTTCCCACGTTTGGAGAATCCCAACGCCAATTCTGCCGTCAGGCAATATCTGACCAGCAACGAGGCTCGCATTGCGGCGAGAAGGAGACACATCGAAAGCAAAGACTGTATAACCGCCGACTGGAATCGTGAGCGAGGCATCGGACGTGTCCTCAAGGACTCCATGAGGCCAAGGAGAGCTGAGAGAGTCAATCCATTGGCATAGCAACTCAGTTCTAGTGTTTTCAATAGGACTTGTAGCAACAGCTTCTTCAAGGGCTTCCTCCGTGATCGTATAGCCGAGTGCTGGGTTGGCTTGAGCCCAACCTGCTCGGTCAGTTATCTTGCAATACTGAGGCGCAGAGTATTCATAGAATCCGAAAGTCTTAGGAGGATTCTCTAGAGCTCTTTCTCTCATGCCATTTAGGACTACAGAGAACGCGTCTCCTGCATTTGACGTAAGCAGAGTCGTAGCCGCTGGACGAGCTCTAGTCGTTGGGATAGCGGCTCGAAAGCCCTCTTCGTTGATTTCTCGGAGCTCGTCAATAAAGAGAAAGTCCGCAGTTCTTCCGCGAGAACCGTCTCTAGTTGCTGCAACAACATCGAGCCTTGAAGCAACCACTCGTCCGTCCATCTTTCCAAGTATTTCGATGGATTCTGTGCCATTGGCATATCTAATCTGTTTGACGAATGGCTTAAGGGTTTCATTGGTCTCCAATACCTGTGCTACTTGTCGGAAGGTGTCTAAAGCCATGCTTCTATTTGAGGACATGATAAGGACGTTCTTGCTATCCCACTTTAGGAGGTGGGCAAGGATAAGCATACGAGCTAGATGAGTTTTGCCGTTTTGTCTGGCTATTAAG